AGCAGAGAGCCTGATCTACGAATACCGCATGAATAGAAAGGCATATATCGAGTGGAGGGGAAAAGCAAATAAGGCACAAGACAATGGAGGCACTCCATGCTGACGATCACGATTAAAGCTAACGTCCCCGCTGCTGACGCGCAGGGCATCAAGGAGCGAATCGCCATGGATATCGAGCGATACGGCGAATGCAAGGTCGTGAGCATCGTGAGCGACCGGGGGCGAGAAGAACAACTACGAATGAAAGGAGCCAAATTATGAGCATCAACGTAAAGAAGTACACCAAAGACCAGATGGCAAAGATGGTGGAGGACGCGCAGGCAGAAGTCACGGCGCTTAAAGCAGAGATCATCGAGCTGAAAAACTGTATTGACGCGAAGAACGATCTGCTTGCCGAGTATGCAAACTTAAAGGCGGCGATGAAGCAAAAGAACGTAGCACTGATCGAGCAGATTGACCAAATGAACGGCGAAGCCATCAACAAGGCAAACGAGATCGCGAACCTGAAAGCGGACTTGGATACGCTGCGAAATAAGCTTGCTGACACTGAGGCGGCGCTTGGGCGGGCAAATGCAGAGGTATCGAGAATGACGGTGGGCTGCCGACAAGTTGAAGAAGAACGTGATTATATGCATCAGCAATGGAGCAACGCCGAGCAGCGCGCCAATTACGCAGAATCCCACCCGTGGCGGAATCTGTGGGTGTGGGTGAAAAGGAAGGTGGCACGCCATGAGTAAACCTCGTTACAGCTGGTGGGGCTATGTAAAAGCAATTATCCGCCGCTATACCCCCAATCGAGAGCAGGAGTTGCACGGAGTGTCTTTATTAGAAAACAACGCTGTGCGAAAAGCGGTGAGCGAAACAAAGTCAATGCAAGACGGCGAAGAGCGCTTAAAGTTTATCCGCCTTGTGTTTTGGGACAAGACCCACACGCTCGAAGGTGCGGCGATGGCGGTTAACTGTTCCGACCGGACGGCGAGACGATGGCATACGGATTTTATTAAGTGCGTCGCGCGGAACTACGGGCTGCTCGATGATTAAAAGTTGGCCTTAAAAAGCCATTTGCTTATGAGATAATAGGATCGCAGAGGTGCAAAAGCCTTTGCGGTTCTCTCATTTATGGCGTTTACCCCCTACGCCATCGCGGGGCGCGGTGCTTTTCATCTTTTCACACCGTTCCCCGCAACATGCCGCACGCGCGATGCAGCCCACGATCAGGGCCGAGAGGTCGCACCTCTCATGCGGCACAGGACCCCGCGCACCTCTCAACGATGTGGCCCAGCGGGGACATATGCGGCGTGCAGAAGCAGAAGCGAAAGCAATGGCTATAGGCAACATTGTGGACGTGTGGCGGCTCGATACCGTCTCGCCGCTCCAAAAGAGGAGAGCCGATGCCTTTGGCAATGGGCATAGCGCCCGCCTGAAAGTTCGACGATGCATTGTGGCTTGGTTGGAAGAGCGATTCAGCGCAAGTGTATGCCCTCGGGGCGGGTAAAGTCTGCTATGTAAGGCCAAGGGGTGGGGGCTAGTAGCAAAACAGGAGGATGGCATGGAAATCACAAAGCGGCGGCTTGCGGATATTGTGCCGTATTCCGCAAACGCAAAAAAGCATGATAAGCGGCAAATCAACAACGTTGCGGAGAGCATCAAGCAGTACGGATTTGTACAGCCGATTGTGATTGATCGTGACGGCGTGATCGTAATCGGGCATTGCCGCGCTCTGGCGGCGAAGAAACTGGGCATGGAAGAAGTGCCTTGCGTCTGCGTGGACGATCTGACACCGGAGCAGGTGAACGCCCTGCGGCTGGTAGATAACAAGAGCAACGAGAGCGATTGGGACTTTGACCTGCTGGCTGATGAGCTGCCGGGGCTTGACTTGTCTGCTTTTGACTTTGATTGGGGTCTGCGTGATGAACTCGACACGTCAGTGGTAGAGGACAATTACGATCCCGTTTTACCGGCAGAGCCAAAGAGCAAACTTGGCGATGTGTACCAGCTTGGAGACCATCGCCTTATGTGCGGAGACAGCACGTCTTTGACAGATGTACAGAAGCTCGTGGGGGGGGCACAAATGGATTTGCTGCTCACAGACCCCCCGTACAATGTGGACTATCAGGGCACCGCCGGGAAGATTAAGAACGACAATATGGAGGATACGGCCTTCAGGCGTTTCCTGACGGATGCATTCTCCAATGCGGCGCTGGTCATGAAGCCCGGTGCTCCGTTCTACATCTGGCACGCAGACAGTGAAGGGTATAACTTTCGCGGTGCGTGTAAAGACGCAATGCTGCGTGTCCGGCAGTGCCTGATTTGGGTAAAGAATTCCCTCGTAATGGGGAGACAGGATTTCCAGTGGAAACATGAACCTTGCCTGTACGGTGAAAGTGAGATTGAAGAGGACGATCACGAGCCTTGCCTGTACGGGTGGACGGAGGGTAAGAAGCACTACTTCTTCAAGAATCGCAGACAGACAACGGTGTTGAATTTCGATAAGCCTGTCAAATCTGCGGAGCATCCGACCATGAAGCCGATTAAGCTGTTTGATTACCAGATGCAGTGCTCCAGTAAGCCGGGAGAGAATGTCCTCGACCTGTTTGCTGGCTCCGGTACAACGATCATGGCAGCGGAGCAGAATGGGAGACACGCTTTCTGCATGGAGTATGACCCAAAGTATGCCGACGTCATTGTTGACCGGTGGGAGAAGTTCACGGGGAAGAAAGCGGTGCTGCTGAATGACGATTGAAGAAGCGCGGGCGATCATCGCCAAAACCAGCAGCCCGTATTTGAAGCGAGACATGGAGAAGTTTGTCAAACGCCAGCAGAGAAAGGAGGGCGCGTATGGCAAGGCCAAGAAAGGAAATAGACCAGAAGCAGTTCGAGAACCTCTGCGGCCTGCAATGCACGCTTGAGGAAATCTGCGGTTGGTTTGGTGTGACTGATAAAACACTGGATAGTTGGTGTAAACGCACCTATCATGCCAGTTTTTCCGAGGTATTTAAGCAAAAGCGAGGAGCGGGGAAAATTTCACTGCGGAGAAGTCAGTGGCGATTGGCTGAAAAGAACGCGAATATGGCTATTTGGCTGGGGAAACAGTACCTTGGGCAGCGCGATATTGTTGAGCTGGGTATGCCGACTGATAACGCACAGGAGGATGCTTTGAGCGTGAGTCTGCGTGAAATGGCAGAAGGGTTGGAGAGCGATGATTAGCCCAAAACAAGCAAAAATCCTTGCTTTCCCATATTCCAAGTATGACGCGCTGATCTGTGACGGTGCCGTGCGTTCCGGCAAGACCTCCATCATGATGTGGGCGTTTGTCCGATGGGCAATGGAGAATTTTAGCGGTCAACGATTTGGTGTGTGTGGCCGCACGGTGGATAGCTGCACCAAGAACATCATCGTGCCGTTTACAGCGATGAGCCTTGCGAAGGAGCGCTATATCATTCGTTGGCGGCGCGGTGACAAGGTGATGGAAGTGCGGCGCGGGGCCGTGACAAATTACTTTGAAGTGTTCGGCGGCAAGGACGAGGCCAGCTATACGCTGATACAAGGCCGCACGCTGGCGGGGGTGCTGCTGGACGAAGTAGTGCTGATGCCGCGCTCGTTTGTGGAACAGGCATTGACTCGCTGCTCGGTAGACGGGGCAAAGCTGTGGTTTTCCTGCAACCCGGGAAGTCCGCAGCACTGGTTTTATACAGAGTGGATACAGCGGAACAAGGAGCGGAACGCGCTGTATCTGCATTTTGAAATGACGGACAACCCCGGCTTGTCTCAAAAGACGCTGGAACGCTATCAGGCAATGTTTTCCGGCGTGTTCTACGACCGATACATTCGCGGCCTGTGGGTAGTGGCCGAGGGGCTGGTATATCCGATGTTCGCCAAAGAAGTAAACGTCACGAACGAAACGGGCGGCGCGGGAAAGTATTATATTTCCTGCGACTACGGCACGCAAAATCCTACCGTCTTTTGTTTGTGGCGCATGGATAAAGGCCGCGCTGTAATGGAGAAAGAATACTATCACAGCGGGCGAGCCACCAATCGGCAGAAGACAGACGAGGAATATTATCAAGATTTGGAACGGTTTGCAGACGGATATAATGTTGAGCGAATCGTCATTGACCCCAGCGCCGCGTCATTTTCGGAGTGCATCCGTAGACATGGGAAGTTTGCTGTTTGGAAAGCAAATAACGATGTTCTTGATGGGATCCGTTTAACGGCTGCGTGTATCAAATCGGGGCGAATCAAATTTCATGAAAGCTGCACGCACGCTTTTGATGAGTTTGGGCTTTATAGCTGGGATAAGGACGCGGCAGAAGATAAAGTCATTAAAGAGAATGATCACGTCCTCGACGCTGTTAGGTATTTTGTTATGACGGTTCTGCGCCGAGAAATTGCAGTTGAAAATCCTATGTATGCAAGCAGCTCCGTAAAGTTGAGGAGATAAAAATATGGGCTTAGTGAATGGCATTGTAAATACAGTAAAACGATTTTTCTTTCCGCAGGCGGTCGCCGAGCGGGAATTTGGCGCATCTCCCGCCGTAAGCCTTACGATGGAACAGCATATCGGTTTGTGGTATGCGATGATGGTCAATACCCCACCGTGGCAAAACTGTGATGTGAAAGCGGTAGGCCTGCCCGCTGCGATTTGCCGAGAAGTGGCAAGGCCGACGCTGGTTGAATTTACAGCAAACATCACCGGCAGCAAGCGCGCAGATTACCTGAACGAAAATTTTCAGACAGCAAAAGAAAACTTTAATCGGGCATTAGAACTCGGCCTTGCGCTTGGTGGTGTGGCGTTGAAGCCGTATATTTACGGTGACAATATGCTTGTGGATGTTACCGGCGCTGCGGGCTTTCAGCCGACAAAGTTTGACCCGTCCGGTCGCTGCATTGGCGGCGTTTTTAAGGATAAGCCGGTTAAAGTAAACGGAACGTACTATGTAAGGCTCGAATCACACGAGTTAAACAGTACGACCTATACCATCAAAAACAAGGCATATTACAGTGATTCCGCTGGATCCGTTGGCGCTGACGCGCAACTCACAACTATTCCGGAGTGGGCGGATATTGAACCGGAAGTGGCCATCGAGAATGTAGACGGACCATTGTTTGCTTATTTTAAGCCGCCTATTGCCAACACTGCAGATAGTAACAGCATGTGCGGTATGTCCATTTATGGCGATGCGGCGACGATCGAGCTTATCAAGCAAGCGGATGAGCAGTGGGAGCGTCTGCGCTGGGAATATAAGTCGAGCGAGCGTAAGGTCTTGATGGACGGAACATCCAGCACGGCGGATATGTTCAACAAGCGCCTGTTTGAAATCGGCCCGTTCTCTCCGAATGGAGATTTTTTCCAGCACATCGAGCCGCAGATTAGGGATGATGCGATTTATCGCGGGTTTCAGAATACTCTTCGGCGTGTTGAATTTAATATTGGCCTTTCTTATGGAGATATTTCCGACCCGCAAACGATTGAAAAAACCGCGACTGAGATTCGAAGCAGCAAGCAGCGCAAGTATGTGCTGGTTAGCAGTATCCAGGCGGCGCTTGCACATACATTCGATTCCCTGATTTACGCAATGGACGTGTATGCTTCGTTGTACGGGTTGGCACCTGCTGGAGATTATGAGGCCACTTACGATTGGGGTGACAGCATCCTTGACGATCAGGAGACCAAAGACAAGGAATTTTCCCGAGATTTGCAACTCACAAGCGCCGGAGTGATGAACCCGTGGGAACTTCGAGCGAAATACTTTAACGAAGATGAAGATACTGCGAAAGCTGCGCTACCAACGGCGCAGGACATGGTAACTGAACAGCAACAGGAGGTAGAGTAATGGGCGGCAGAGGTGGAGCTGGTGGCGGCATTGGAGCCGGAGAATCTGGGCGTGGGCGCGGTATGAGCCTTGCTCGGTTTTTGTCACAGCAGGATATTAACCGAGCAAACGCCGCGTCTGTCACTGATATGGGCGATATTATCAGACGCACATTTGAGCGCAACGCTGCTGAAATCAATGGGCTTGAGCTGTCGGACGCTGAAAAGAAGAACGCAGTAAGGCAGATGGCAACTCTCGCAACAACGGCGCTCAAAACGGCGGCAGGAGCAGTCAATCCTTATGCAAGCGGGCCTGCGCGCCTGACAACGGCGCAGAAAACAGGAAGCGCAGCAGACAGAGCGGCAAGAGCGCGCGGTGAAATGGATAGCTACATGCGGAAATTGCGTGACCAGTCCAGTAAAAACCGCAAAGCAGCAGAAAACAAGGCGTTTTCCAATGCCTTTGTAACAGCGCAAAAGTCCGGCGCGTTGGAAGTTACGGTAAACGGCAAGAAATACCGCAGAGCTAACAAGCGCAGCGGTACATGGCGTCCGGTATGATTAACTTTGAAAATCTCGACAAGTTCACATTCCCCGGCGTGGGCAAGTACGATATTCCGCAGATTGAACCGGTCAAAGCGTATCCACAAGGGGAATTTGTTCCGGGGAACTATCTTCTTTCGGCAAAGAACCCAGAAGATAAAATCGTGCATTTCTTTATTGACGATTATCAATTTGTAAGGCACTGGAACACGCCGGTCAAGTACATTCCGAAACTGTCGCAGTTTGCGGCGGTATGCGCGCCGGATTTTTCCGCATACACAGATATGCCGCTTGCAATGCAGATCTATAACCATTATCGCAAGCACTGGCTGGCGGCATATTGGCAGCTACACGGGGTCACGGTGTATCCGACTATCTCATGGAGCGACGAAAGCAGCTATGATTGGTGCTTTGACGGCGAGCCGGAGGGCGGCGTTGTGGCGGTTTCTTCGGTAGGCACACAGCAAAACAAGGAAAGCAAAAGCCTGTTTCTGCGCGGATACGAAGAAATGATGAAACGGCTGTCGCCGGAATGGGTGATATTCTACGGGAAAGTGCCGGAAGAATGCGACTGGAACATTATCCGCGTGAAGCCACACTATGATGAGATTGTGAAACGGAGGAACGCAAATGGAATATCCGTTTCAGCCGGAAGTTCTTGATGCGCTGCCGGAGGAACTGGCAGAACTTTTTCGTGCGCTTGAGATAACGCTGTTGGAAGAAATCTGCTCACGCCTAAACGCCGCGGATCAGCTGAACGAGGTAACTGTGCAGGACATTCGAGCGCTTCGCACGCATGGAATCGACTTAAAAAGCATCGAGAAAGCAATCAGTGATACGTCTGGCATCAGCAAAACGAAACTGGATAAGCTGCTTGACGATGTGGTAGAGCGTAACCAGAAGTATTACACAGAGATTATCGACCTTGCACACATCACGCAGCCGGAAACGCTGGTTGACGCTGCGGAGGTTGCAGCGATCAGGACGCAGACACTTGATACATTCCGCAATCTGACCGCCTCAATTGGCTTTTTGGTAGATAACGGGCGAACGATGCTCCCCCCTGCCAAAGCTTACCAATGGGCACTTGATAACGCGGTGATGCAGGTGCAGAACGGCGTGATCAACTACAATCAGGCCATCAAGACAGTGGTAAAGCAGCTTGCCGACAGCGGCTTGAAGGCCGTTGACTATGAGAGCGGTCATCGAGATCAGATCGACGTGGCAGCGCGCAGAGCAGTGATGACAGGAGTTTCCCAAATCTGCGCGAGGTATACGGAGCAATCGGCAGAATATCTTGAGACACCATATTTTGAGGTTTCCGCCCATGCCGGGGCGCGTGATAAGCCGGGGCCGTCCCTGTGGTCAAACCATAAGGATTGGCAAGGTAAGGTGTACAGCGTCCAAACCGGCGATATTTATCCGAGCATTTATGAGGTTTGTGGCCTTGGCGCTGTTGATGGGCTGGAAGGCGCCAACTGTCGGCACAGGCGTAATGTTTGGGTCGAGGGCGTGTCCGAACGCACCTACACCGACGAGCAGCTTGAACATATCGACGATGGGCTTGGCTGTACCTTTGACGGGAAGACTTATACCGCATACGAGGCAACGCAGATGCAGCGCCGTGTGGAGCGCCAGATCATCAAGCAGAAACGGCTTGTAACGGCGTATAAAGCAAGTGAGCAGACGGACGAGTATCGCGCCGCAAAAATAAAGCTGACGCGGCTAAACTCTAAATATAATGCTTTCAGCGAAGCGGCCAAATTGCCGCTGCAATGGGAAAGGACGAAAGTGCTATATGATCGATGAAAAACTCAAATTTGCCATTGAACGGGCGCTTGAATCTGGGGCGCGCGTGCAGCTAAAGCAAATGAAAGACGGAAGCGTAAAAGCGCAAATTATCGAAGCAAAAGAGCTAAAAAAGTGATATTCTTCTTCCCTTTCGCACGGTGATGTGGTAAAATAATTATAAATAAATAAGCACCCATAGTGCAATCGAGCACGTGGAAGTGGCACGAAGAGCCAACTTGTAAGGATATCTTACAGGTTGGCTCTTTTTTTTATTTTGCAACAAGGGAGTGTGGATTGGCATGGCAGACGAAGGCGGCGTTTGGCGTACGATCGGCGGTCGCCGCGTGTTTATCAAAGACGGGCAAAGCCTGACGGATGCAATGCGCGAGAGCGGGAAATTTGGAGATCTCAAAAAGAAATCAATGGCGGCCTCCAAAAAGCAGACCGTCGATACCGAAGCAAGTGCCGAATACGGGGTCGAACACAGAGTTTGGGGGAAGGCGACCGGAACAAGCTACGAGGCATTAAAAGATGACCAGTACAAACTTACTGGCGAAAAAACCGGTGAAACGCTTCAAATCCCAAAAAATGAAAGTGGAGAATTTGAAGTGTACAAAGCGCCTAAAGTATCTGGATTTCTAAATGGGAAATATGTCGGCGACGAAAATGTAAACGCAATTTTATCTGATGGCCGAATTGTCTTAAGAGACCACGATTTTAATAATGATACATATTACAAGATAAGCGGCATTATTGAAGCGGAGACACTTAGACTTGCTGGCTATCAAAAGGAAGGGCAGTTTTACCGAGGAACCGATAACCCTAAAGAGATTGAATATCTCAAGAATGAGACTATGCGCGTGTCCACCAACCACATGACGGGGGAAAAAGAAGATGGCGTATCCGTTTGGGAAAGCCCTAAGTACCCGTTCAAGTATCAATATCGAGTAACCGGTAAGGTTTCCGGAGTGGGTAGCGATGGAGAGCCGCTGCTTGATCCCGCGTCCATTAAACTTGTTAGCGCAAAGTCCTATTCTGTTAAAGATTACAATGCTGCGATGGAAAAGGGGAAGCCCTTGTTTTGTAAGGCGTACGGATGGACAGAAGAACAATACGACGCGGCAAAAAAGGGAAGCATTAAAAACAGAAAGCGACTGTAATTAAATATATCCGTTTGCCAATCGAGGCAAAAGAAGTGGCAATTTGAGCCAAACAACACGCTTTCGCGTAATGTTTGGCTCTTTTTTGTAATACGCAGCGGGGAATGACGCTGTGGAAATAAAAGGAGAATAAAAATGGCAGACGAAATCATGACTTTTGATGAAATACTGGCTGACCCCATCTATAAGGCGGAGTTTGACAGGCGAATCACAAAGGCGCTTTCAACTGTCCAAGCCAAACTGGACGCGGAAGTAGAAAAAAACAAGAAGTACGAGGAAAAAGGAACCGGTGAAACGGTGGAGACCCTCAAGAAGCAGCTTTCAGAATTGCAGGAAAAGTACGACAAGGATACTGGCGACTATAAAGCGCAGATTTCCGACCGCGATTATGACGATGCAATGAAAAAAGCTGTTGCAGATAAGGGCATCAAGTTTTCCTCAAAAGCTGCGGAAAAGGCCTATTTTGCCGACCTCAAAGAAAAGCACCTCGAGCTTAAAGACGGTGTGCTTGATGGCTTTGATGAATGGCATAAGGCACAGACCGAATCTGATCCGTCCGCGTTTCAGGCCAGCAAGCCCACGCCGAGCTTTGCAAAGCCCGTCGGTACCGGCGGCGCGCCTGCAAGCGAAGGCAAAGGCGCAATGTTTGCAAAACAGTTTAATGCGCAGTATGCGCAGACTACAACGAAGGAGTGAATTTAACGTATGTCTTTTGTGACTAACATTTCCGGCGCAGCGCGTCCGAACTTCCTTGAAAGCGAAGTCGGCCTTGTGCTGAAGACCCATGAGATCCCTGCGACGCTTGGCGTGCAGGATGGCATCTATAAGACGGTTGCCCCCGGCACTGTTTTTCCGTCCAATGACGGTAAGGCAGAGGGCATCATTTTTGAAGCGGTCGACGTGACCAATGGCAATATGCCCGGTTCTGTCCTCGTGGCTGGGCGCGTTCTTGCTGATGGCCTGAACATTGCTTCGGCAGCAAAGACCGCGCTTGCCGGGAAGGGCATTATCTTTGTTGACGCTCCCGCCGTTACTCGCGGTTATACCGTAACTTACGACAAGAACGACGGCACCGGCGATGTCCCTGTGGATTCCAACAGCTATTTTGATGGCTCTGTTGCAAAGGTGTCCACCAGCTATCCGCTGACCAAGAGCAACAACACCCAGACCGGTTGGAGCACCAGCAAGGGCGGCGCGGCGGTCTCTGAGGTCGAAATGACCGGTGACGTGACCCTGTATCCCGTCTGGACTGCAAACGGCTAAGTAAGGAGGTAAAAATCTATGGCTGATATTCTGAATCTTATTTCTGACGCTGAGCGTCTGGAATTTTCGCAGAACCTTTCTGTTGCGCGTCCTGCCTACATCGGCGACCGCATTTTCCCCGACCAGAAGACCGAGAACATCAAGGCTGAGTATCTCCGCCTTGCTGCGGGCGCGACCATCCCTGTGATGGCAACTGTCCACGCTTTCGATACTGAGGCTGAGATTGGCTCTCGCCCTGTGTTCGACAAGACCGAAGTTGAAAAGCTGCTCATCAAGCGCAAGATCAACCAGACCGAGCGCGTCCGCCTGCTGACCGAAAACGGCGTGTACGCCGATGACGCCGTTGTGCGCTATGTCTTTGACGATATGCGTCTGATGGCCGATGCGGTCAAGGTTCGCACCGAGGTCGCCAAGATGGAAGTCCTCGCCACCGGCAAGATGACCATCAAGGAAAACAACCTTAACATGACGGTCGACTACGGCGTTCCCGCCAGCAATATCGGCTACAAGCTCGATCTGAGCGCTGATGCGGATATCATCGGTCAGCTTCGCGCGATCGTCGATGATGCAGCGGACAGCGGCAACACTCTTACCGAGGTTGTGCTTTCCAACAAGATTCTGCGCAAGCTGTCGTCCAACAAGGGCATCCAGGCGATGATCTACGGCAGCGTTGGCGTCGGTACGTATGTTTCGACCGACCGCCTCAGTGCGCTGTTTATGTCCATGTTCGGCTTTGGCACCATTACCACGAACGACCTGCGCTATAAGACGCAGACTTCGAGCGGTAAGGAGACCACCAAGCGCTTCTTCCCCGATGACAAGATCGCGTTCCTCTCCAACGGCACTTCCGCTTCTTTCGGCGCAGGCCTGTGGGGCGTTACTCCCGAAGAGGATGATTACGGCCAGTACAACGAAAAGAGCGCCAACCAGTACATTACCGTTACCCAGTGGGCTACGCCTGACCCCGTTGCGGTTTGGACGAAGGCAAGCGGCCTGTTCATCCCGGTTGTTCCCAACCCGAACGGCCTGTTTATCGCGTCTGACACGAGCAAGTAAACTGTTACCTCCTCCCCTGCCTGAACGGTTTGCCGTGACGGTGGGGGGGAGGGCCCAGAAAAGGAGGCTGCGCATGGCGTACGCTGATTATATTTATTATGCAACGGTTTACATGGGGGGGTCTCTGACCGAAGATATCTTTCCGGCTCTTGCAGTAAAAGCATCCGCTTATGTAGATTACGTTACGATGGGCCGAGCCAAGAATGCGTTTGGCGATGCGGCGGATGCGGTCAAAAACGCTGTGTGTGCTTTGGCTGAGATCATTCAAGACAGCAACAAACTCAATGCGGTCTCGACGGACACTGAGCGCGCCGTATCGAGCGAAACGGTAGGCGCGTGGACGCGCAGCTTTGACAGTAAAAATGTGTCTGCGACGGATGTGCAGCTTATCGAGAGTAGAAAGCGCGAAGCGGTCGTGACGTATCTTGCACCGTATGGACTTCTAAAAGCGAGGGGGTATGGGCCATGTCCATGTTCCCCCACACTGTAACGATTTACAACATCGTGCAGGAGATCGACCCAGCAACGCTTGACGAGGTTGAAAAGATATATATCACCATCTTGCGCGGCGTGATGCTTCAAGCGTCGAAGGGCGTGAACGTGCGCGAAAGCGGGCTTGAGGGCGCGGACGCTGTGAATCTGTATATCCCGTTCGCCGTGGAAGCAGTGGACGGGGTAACAGGTAAACCGAAAACTTACATCGGCCCGCAATCGTTTTTCAAAGCAGCGGACAAATCTGGATTGTGGACGCTCTCATACAAGGGAAACGGTGGCATGACGTGCTTCGTAAAGGGCGAATTTGTTTCGGACGACATGACCGTCGTACTGAGCCATGACGATTGCTACAACGTGACCAAGGTTGATGCTATGGACTACGGCAGCGCCGATATGCAGCACTGGGAAGTCGGAGGTGCGTAATGGGCATCAAGTTTTCCGTGCATACCGATGGGATGGACGCGCTTAGGGAAAAGCTGTCGCAAGGTTGCAGCAAGGCCGAACATGCTCTTGCTCAGCAAATACGGGCGGATACAGACCCGTTTGTCCCTGCGTTAACCGGTAGTTTGGCAAACAGGACGCGAATTGAGGGATATACCGCTGGGGACTATGGACCATCTGGCGGAAACGTTATCGTTTACCCCGGCCCGTATGCTCGGTTTTTGTATTACGGGAAAGTAATGGTCGACCCAAACACCGGCAGCACATACGCCCCGAAGGGCGGAACAAAAGTGGTTACAGATCGCAACTTGGTATTTAACAAGGCGATGCATCCGCAGGCGCAGGCGCATTGGTTTGAAGCATCTAAGGCACAAAATCTTGACAAGTGGCTGCGCGTAGCAGAAAAGGCGGTGAAGAAGTACGGAACAGATTAAAAAGACGGTCTCGGCAGCGGAAGAGGATCAAGTCTCCCGAAAGTTGCTTGCGTGGTTAAACACATTCCATGACAAGCCGGTTGATTTGATTCGGTTCGAATTTCTTCCCGCCGATACTGCGGCGATGGCGCTGTCTACGATTCAGGCGGCATACATCGTACAAAAATACATACTCGGTGGATATCAGGCGGAATACCAATTCAAGGTTATCTACCGCATGAAACCGGGGAACAGCAATGATAAACGGCTCAAAGCTGACGAGCTGCTCAATGCTTTGGGCGATTGGGCGGCAAACGAAACACCGCCTGACATTGGCGACGGCCGGCGCGTCATTCGCATTGAGCCGACAACGCGATCCTCTCTTTTTGCCGTGTATGAAAACGGGGACGAGGATCATCAAATCCTTATGAAGATGAACTACGAGGTGATTAAAAATGGCTGATATGACCTTTAACACCACGGCGGGGCAGACCGTAGACCGCGAACTTCTGATCGCGTATCTCAACACGGGCGAAACTGGAACTCCCACGTGGTCTCCCCTCGGTACGCGCGTCACAGATTCCAGCATGGAATATGACTGGCAGGAGGATTCCTCGAAGGATATCCTTGGCACGACGCGCACGACCATGAAGAAACCCATCATCACGCAGACCTTTGACCCGTCTGATCTGGACGCTGGCGACCCTGCCATCGTCAAGGTTTGGAATCTTGCGGTCAAGGAGCAGAACGCGGCGGCGCTGGCGAATCAGGACGTGCTGATTGTTCACGCCTATGCAGGCACGGCAAAGACCGCAGTATTTGCGGAGCGTTATTCGTCCTGTATGGTCAAGCCGTCTTCTCTCGGCGGCGAAGGTGGCGGCTTTATCGGTATGCCCATCGACGTGACGTTTGGCGGCACGCGCACGGTCGGCACTGCCGCTATCTCTGGCAATACGGTCACATTTACCGAGGGCGAATAAGGAGGAAGATCATGCAGGAACTTAATTTTGGCGACGGCCTTGTAACTTACACCGTAAATGGAAAGTGCGAGGTGTCGTTTAACCCTACCGACAGCAATTTTGTCGAAAAGCTCTACCTTGCCTTTGAAGACCTCGACAAAAAGCAGGAAGGGTACAAAACGCAGATTGAAAAGATGGGAGACAAAAAGCTCATCTTTGAATTTGCCCGTGAGCGCGACAAGGAGATGCGCGAGATCATCGACTCCGTTTTCGGGGCGCATATTGCAGATGATCTTTTTGGCGGCATGAATGTTTACGCACTGGCCGAGGGCGTTCCTGTGTGGTGCAATTTTATGCTTGCCGTAATGGACGAAATCGATAATACGTTCTCCCGTGAACAGAAATTCACGAATCCGAGAATCAAAAAGTATCTCGATAAAGTTCAGAAGCATTAAACGGAGGGCGGTATGGGCTACGGACTTCCTAAAAGCGTAGAGATCAACGACCAGAACTTTTCTATTCGATATGACTTTCGAGTTATTTTGACGATTTTTGAAGTTTTGGACGATGAAGAACTCAGCGACGAAGAACGAGCTTATACCGCCCTTCGTCTCTTCTTTGTTGACTTTGATTCAATTCCCGACTACGACGAAGCGATCAAACAGCTGTTTTGGTTTATCAACGGTGGGCAATACCCTGATGATAAAAAGAAAGAGCCGGAGATCATTGATTGGGCGAAAGATTTTCAGTTTATCGTTTCCCCTGTCAACCGAGTGCTTGGGAAAGAGATTCGCGAAAGCGAATACGATCCAGATACCAACACTGGCGGTACGCACTGGTTTACTTTCTTGTCTGCTTATATGGAAATTGGCGATTGCTTCTTTGCGCAAGTCATCCGCATTCGAGAACTAAAGGCGAAAGGAAAACCCTTAGACAAGTCAGACCGAGAATTTTACCGACGCAATAAAGATGTGGTCGATATCCCGAAAAAGGTCTCGAAAGAAGAAGCGGATACGCTTAGTGCATGGTTGGGGAAAAAAGAACCGGCTCACGAATGAGCCGGTTGAAATTAAAGAGAGACTTGTTTGTTTTCATTTTTCTTTAAGTACGCATAAATTTTGCTGATTTTCTTCCCGGTCTGAGGTGCAGAGGTCACGTCAAATACAATGTATTTAACTTCTGGATCAGCCTGATATGCAAAGATAAGGTACTGACGGACAATTTTCGTTTTCTTCTTCTGTGCTGACCCTCCAAGCGCCGCGCCGATTGGGCCAAGTAAAATACCGCCCGCGATTGCGCCGCCGACGCTTGAAACGTATTGGGTCTGGATATCCTGCGGTGTCATAACAGACACATCGATTAGCTTTTCTGGCGAAAGCGTAAATGTTTGTCCGCTCGCTGAAAATGAAATAGATTCTGGGGAGCACATGGCGGAGCAGATAGACCCTGCTGCAAGGTCAAGCCCGCCGACAAGTTGTAGCTTGCACTTTACTGTTTGGATTTTAATCTTTTCGTCATAAGTCTGCGGTACGGCTTTATTAACGGCCAGAATCCCTAATGGGATAGGTATTGTTAGAAGGGCAACGCCAACCCATACTGGCATAGTTTCTTGGCCTTCTGGCGTTGTAGCAACTCCTACAATTAGGATCAAAAGAAACGATGCAAAGAAGATAACAAGGAATAACAAGGTTCTTTTCAATGCTTTCATTCTATTTCCCTCCCATTAAATACGGTTCTTTTACCATATCACAGCAAAAAACTAAAAGCAAGGTGGTGATTTTATGGCAGCGGACGGTTCGGTAGTTTTCAGCGTGGATCTGGACGACAAAGACGCTCAAAAAGAACTGAATAAACTGGTTAAAAAAATCGACACGCTTAACGATAAAATTTACCAGAAACAGCAAGACAAAATGCCGCTGGCAAAGCAGTCGGCAGAAATCGCGGCAAATCTCGATGCGGCAAAAGCGACGCTTGATTCAATGCACAGCGGCAAAGAGTTTTTTACGGCGGATTCCATCAAGGCACAGGAAAGCACTGTGAAATCTTTGCAAAAAGAGTATGACGCCGTTACAGCTAAAGTTGAGAAGATGGACGCTTCAATTCAGTCCGATACGGCAAATCTCGATAAGATGAAGACAAAAGCGGGGGAGCTTTCCGAAAAAATCTCCAGCACAAAAAACGGTGTTTTCGGGATGGGTGATGCGACTAAAAAAGCCGACGAATACATGTCCCGCTTCGTTAACCGAGTAAAGAAGCTCGCTCTCAGGGCGTTTGTGTTTACTCTTATTACAAGGGCATTATCCGTTGTTCGTGATTATGTCTGGAAAGTCATCCAAGTAAATGACGAAGCCGCAAAAGCTATTGGACGCTTAAAGGGCGCGTTGCTCACTTTGGCACAACCGCTATTAAGTGTAATTGTTCCAGCCTTTACAGCGCTTGTGAACATCCTTACAAAGGTTATCAGCGTTATTGCAAACATTGTATCGATGCTTTTTGGAACAACGGCAAAAAAATCAGAAGCGGCGGCAAAAGGACTTTATAAAGAAGCAGATGCTATCGGTAGCGTCGGTTCGGCGGCAAAAGAAGCAAAAGGGAATCTTGCAAGTTTTGATGAGATCAACACTCTGTCGAGTTCAAGTGGCGGTGGCGGCGCTGCGGCTGCGCTTGCAGATCGGCTTTCTCCCGTGTTTGAACAGTTTACGACCGACGAGTACAAAGCAAAGATCGACGAGCTTACGGCATACCTTAGCGGCGCGCTTTTAGCTCTTGGCGCAATTCTGTGTTTTTCCGGCGCAAATATCCCCCTCGGAATCGCACTTATGGCGGCGGGCGCGATTGGGCTTGTTACACTTATTAAAGAAAACTGGAACGCAATGTCTGACCGCCTTAGAGCTGCACTGACAAATGTGCTTTCGGTGCTGGGCCTTTTTGCCCTCGCCATTGGTGCAATTTTGTGTTTATCTGGCGCAAACATCCCCCTCGGCATTGGGCTTATGCTGGCAGGCGCGGCTATGCTGGGAACGGCAGTCGCCTTGAACTGGAATGCAGTAAACGACAAAACAAAAAATACATTGTCGGCCTTAATGATGGCGCTCGGAATGACCTTGCTTGCCATCGGCGCAGTGCTTTGCTTTTCGGGAGCAAACTTACCTCTCGGTATTGGGTTAATGATTGCGGGTGCAGCATCTATTGCGGCGTCGGTCGCCATGAACTGGAACACAGCCCCCGAAAAGACAAAAGCCGCAATCAAATCTCTTATGGGTTCGATTGGCGTCTCGCTTATCGCTATCGGTGCGGTTCTGTGTTTCTCCGGCGCAAATCTTCCACTTGGCATTGGGATGATGATTGCTGGCGGCGCGGCTATTGCCGCTGCATCTGATCTGGATTGGAGTGCACTTCTTACCAAGCTTAAAGAAATGTGGCAGAACATTAAACAGTGGTGGAATACCAGCGTTTCGAAGTTTTTTACTGCTGATTACTGGAAAGCGTTAGGTCGAAGGATTATTGACGGCCTTTTGTCCGGTTTAAAATCCGCATGGGAGGCTGTAAAAACGTGGGTGGCTAATGCCGTTAGCTGGTTCGGGAAAAAATTTGTTGAAGCGCAGAATTCTATTGCAAAATCGAATTCTGGCCGAAGCGGAGGATTTGGAACCAGAAGTGGCGGCTTTGGCAGACCTTCTCGCGCTCCTTCGATTAGCCGTGTCTCCGCTCCTGCATTGGCTCGCGGTGCAGTCATCCCACCCAACAAGGAATTTCTCGCCGTACTGGGCGACCAGAAGAGCGGAACGAACATCGAAACGCCGCTTGCAACGATGGTCGAAGCATTTAAGCAGGCTATGGCGGAATCAGGCGGCGGTGCAACTACGGTCGTTATTCAGCTCGACGGCAAGGAAATCGCACGAAGTACCGTGAAGAACATCAACAACATGACACGCGCGGCGGGTAAGCCCGTGCTGCTGTACTAAGGAGGGGCAACATGGAAGTCCTTATTATCAACGGCACGGACTACTCGTCCGCAATCGCAACGAAAGGATACGGGTGGAGCAGAAACGATCTCGACAGCGACAAGACCACCCGTACCAAAGATGGCAAAATGCGGCGCGACAAGATCACCACCAAGCGGAAACTGAGTTATACAACGCGCTCCGTCAAGCGTGACGTGCTGGCAAAACTCGATGACGATCTGAATAAAACCACCTGCACCGTCCAATATCTCGACTTGCATGGCGTAAGAACCAGCACGTTTTACTGCTCGTCGATGGAATGCACGCTTGAGGAAGCGGCGGATGACAATGAGGTGTGGGGCGGCGCGACGTTTAATTTGATCGAGGTGTGATATGGGGCAGACAACAAGTGCGCTGTGGCGCGAGCTGCTCCACAAGCCCGGCACAGAACGAGAGTACAAATTCGACGTTGCGGGCACGGAATACGGCAAAGATGCGGAAGTGTCGCACTCTGCCGAATCTCAGTTGTTTGAAGAATTCGGCATCGGAAACGCCTGCTGCGCAACATTAAAACTGGCACTGTATGCGGACAACATACCGCGAGCCGCGACGATCAAGCGTTATCTCAGGCTTGTTAATGGAAGTCAGGCGACAGACTGGATCCCCAAAGGCGTGTTTTTTATCAACCGCCGGTCCTGCGATGGGGATTATTGGGAACTTGAAGCATACGACGCTATGAGAAAGGCTGACGTTGTGTGGGAGCCAGACCAGTCGCTTAACTTTCCGATGACTATGCCTGACGCTGTAAACATCTTTTGCCAGTTGATGGGCGTGGAACTGGACAGCCGCACAGTGCTCAACAGCTCGTATACCATCGACTATCCCGCAAATGATTACACCATCCGCAACGAGCTATGCTTTATCGCTGCGGCGCACGGTGGGAACTGGATTATTACCGATGCAGGGAAACTATTGCTTATTCCGTTGTTGTCTATGCCTACCGAGACAAACTATCTCATTACAGAAGCGGGCAGCGCTATTACGTTTGGAGGGGTGAGGATTCTTGTCTGATAAATATTACGTCGGCGGCGACATTACAAGCTTTTCCGACAATGGCAAGTATAAGCCTATTTCCCGTGTGACGTTGCTTGTGGACGACGAAAATAGCCTGACGGCGGGCGACGATACCGGAATGGAGGTCATTGCAAGTTGCCCTCACGCCACGCAGCCAATGGTAAATGCTTTACTGCAAACCATGAAAGGCTACCAGTATCAGGCGTACGAAGCAGGCGCAGCAAACATCGATCCAGCGGCAGAGCTGGGCGACGGCGTGACGGTTGGTGGCATTTATTCGCCGCTGTCTAAACTCTCTGATGATGGCCGCGGATATGCGGGCATTTCTTCCCCCGGAGAAGCGGAGATGGAAGACGAATATCCGGCTGAGGGGTACATCACACAGGAATTCAACCGTAAGATTGCCGAGACACGAACAACGATCACCAAGACCAGCGAGGAGATCATGCTCAAGGTCGAGGGCATCGACGGCAAGTACACTGAGGTCAAAACCACGCTGGACGGCCTGACGGTGACGGACGCGAGCGGCACGACCAAGATCAACGGCAGCAGCATCAAGACGGATAATCTGTACGTCGATGCGGCGAATATCAAGGGTACGCTGACAGCCGACCAAATCCAGACCGGCAGCATCCGCGTCGGCGATCTCAAGGACGGCTCGAATTATGCTACGAAGACCTACGTCGACAACAACGCGGGCCTGAACGCAAACGAGGTCAATAGTGCGATCGCAACGTACATCGACGGGACCTCTATCACAGCGCAAAAGTTACGAGGCCAGACGGTGGAACTCCTGGCAAACAGCAATACCAAAGTGGGCGAAATTTCGCTTGTGGAGACGAACGTTGACTACGGTGTCGGCATCAAAACCCTCTATGGCGGTATCAAGCTGGAATCGGCGACCAATGTATACCTAAAAGCCAGCGGCGCCTACGGTGGATTTATCACGCTGTCCAACAACATTGTGTCGCTCGGCGGCGGCGAGCTGTATATCGGTAGCCAGATGTACGGAAATATCTTACCGGCCGGTAACTGGGGGAAACTGTTTTTCCTTCGTCAGTGAGGTGACGCATGGCAAGTTTTAGTGTTAGCGTTACGGCGACGGGGTCAACGACAGCTGTCCTCAACGGCACGTTTTACGGAGACAGCTACCATAATCGAGCGCGTGCGATCTACGTGACCGGCATTCTGGGCTACGGGTATTACTTGACCTCGAACGAGGATTCCGGCGCGAACAACACGTTTACGGATTCGTTCGACGGACTTACCCCCGGCAAAACCTACGATTGGGAGGCAGTGCTCTGCTATTGGGACACCAACCTCAATCAATGGGTGGAGACCAGCTATTCCGACAGCGGATCGTTTACCACAGAGGGCGGCACTACGGGCGGCGCGGTGTACATCTACACGGATATGTGGCGAGCGTATACGCCGTACATCTACACGGACATGTGGAGACCCTACAACGCAGAAATCTACACCGACTCTTGGTGGGAGTCGGGATAAGGAGGAACTATGAAAAAGCAGGCAATGCAGATCCTTGACAGCGCATTTAATACGCTGTCTTTGGTGATGATCTCCGCGAACGACGCGGAGAAGATGGCAAAGGTCAAGGGAGAGCTGCGGCAGGCATATGCGATCCTCGAGCGGCTCGACCAGCAGGCGGCGCACGTACCCGCAGAGCCGCCCGCGAAAGCTGCCGAGACGGAAAGCGAGGTAACAGATGGCTGATAAAGCAATTTCCGACCTCACTCAAGCAACACAAATCACCAACGAAGATCTTTTTGTTTTGCAGCAGGGCGGCACAGCGAAAAAGCTCAAAGGCGCAACGCTGCTGGACTTCGTCACGCTGAGCGTTGTATCGGTCACGGTGACAACACTGCCCGCAGGAAGTTTGGCAACGGCGACCTACGATAAGTCGACTGGTACGCTGGCGCTTGGCATCCCGCAGGGCAGCAAGGGCGACACCGGTGCGACAGGTGCGACGGGTGCGACCGGTCCGCAGGGTAAACAAGGCATACAAGGTGAGACCGGTGCAACAGGCGCGACCGGCCCCCAAGGCCCCGCAGGCCCCGCAAACGTGCTGACCATCGGCTCGGTCACGTCCGGCAAGGTGGCGAGCGCGACCATTACCGGAGAAGCCCCAAATCAGGTGCTCAACCTTGTGCTCGAAAAGGGTGACAAGGGTGAAACCGGCGAAAAAGGTGCAACAGGCGACACCGGCCCACAGGGTGAACAGGGCATCCAAGGTCCGCAGGGCAGCCCCGGCACGGATGCTCCCACAATTACCGGTATTACCATCCGGCAGAGCGACTATCACCTTATCGTGACGCTGTCGAACGGCACGAGCTATGACGCAGGCTATTGCCGTGGCGCTTCTGGTGCTGGTACGGGTGACATGCTGGCCTCAGTGTATGACCCTCAAAACAAGCACCAGGACATCTTTTCATACATTGACAACGCTATCAAGGACGTCAAGGTAACTACCGACGCAACGCCTACGCAGGGCAGCGCGAACCCCGTACAGTCCGGCGGCGTGTACTCGGCGCTCGTCAATAAGCTGGACAAGACCGGCGACGGCAGTAATGTCACGGCGGCTTTCACGGCAGCGAGAACCCGCGCAAATATTGCGACGGGTGAAAAGCTCTCCGTGCTGTTCGGCAAAATCGCGAAGTGGTTCGCCGACCTCGGCACTCTGGCTTTTAAGTCCACGGTGGCAAAATCCGACCTTGCAAGCGACGTGCAGGCGAGTTTGGGCAAGGCTGACAGTGCCTTGCAGAGTGCGCCGGTTACAAGCGTCAACAGTAAGACAGGCGCGGTGAGCCTTGCAAAGGGAGATGTAGGCCTCGGCAATGTGGACAACGTCAAGCAGTACAGTAAGAACAATCCGCCACCGTATCCTGTCACGTCGGTCAATGGTAAGACGGGCGCGGTCACGGTCAGTGTTCCAACAGTTCCATCCACGACCAACATTCTCAAGGGCAACGGCTCAGGCGGGCTGGTGGCGGCGACGCGCGGCAGCGACTATATCGCATCCGGCAACATTGTCAAGCAGACACTCGTGAGCACGGAGACCACGCCCACCGAGGACTACGCGATCAACTGGGTGTACGGCTAAGGAGGTGCTGAGATGGCAAATGCAAAACTCGGCACCAAAGCCGTCGGCAGCATCGTCAAGCTGAAAGTCAACGGTGCAGCGAAAGAGTTCATCGTCGTGCATCAGGGCAAACCCGGGTCGATGTATGACGAATCCTGCAACGGTACTTGGCTGTTGATGAAGGACATCTACGAGAGCAGACAGTGGCACAGCACCAATACTAATTATCTTGAGTACAGCACCATACACAGCTATCTGAACAGCACGTTCCTGAACCTGTTTGAGAGCAACATTAGGGACGCCATCAAGCAGGTGAAGATCCCGTACCGCAAGAACGGCGGTGGCGGCGGCGCGGATCAAAGCGGCGCGAACGGCCTGCCCGCGAAGATTTTCCTGCTGTCCGGCTACGAAGTCGGCTGGACTACTAGCGACAACCAGAATTTCCCGGTAGACGGTGCGAAGCTATCCTACTTCGAGGCCGGAACCGGCACGTCCGCCAACAACAAGCGTGTTGCGAACCTGGACGGCTCGGTCTTCTCCTGGTGGCTCCGCTCCCCGTACGCTAGCGGCAACGTGTGGCGCGTTAGCCCCAATGGCCTCTATGACAGCAGCAACGCATCCTACTCGAACGGCATCCGCCCCGCTTTGATTCTCCCGCAGGACATGGAAGTCGACAGCTCGGGCAATGTCACGTTGCCCCCACCCGCTACGCACAAAACGCTCGTCAACGGCACGGTGTACGAAGTTATGGGCGGGAAATGTCTCGTCAACGGCACTGTGTACAATATCCTCAAAGGCAGGACGCTTATCGGCGGGACGGGGTATGACATCAACTTTGAGCCGGATGTGAGCTTGACGTGGTACTTCAACGAAACCATTGATATAACGTCGCAGCCAGACAAATTCTGGGGGTATAGTAGCGGGATTGCTGTCAGCTTTGTGTCTGGCTATTATGGCTTTACCTACGACCATCTTATCCGAGACTACGACGACACTTACGGTGTAAGAACTTTAATCTACTATAGAAAGGTTACCGAGACCAGGGAACTCGCCTACCGAAACGGCTGGCGGGGGGAGGTATACCGCACCATCACTTTTGATGAATTACCCACCGGTGATCTCTTGACGTGGCTGCAAGCCAACGCCACGCCGCAATAAGAAAGGAGCAGCACATGAGTATCTACGTAAAAGTCAACAACACGGAATATCCCGCTACGGTCAACGGCAACCTTGTTGACCGCAACTGGAACGGCCGTGATACCAAAACCATCTATCTGACCATGTCCTACGACGCCGTAGCGGCACTGCTGCCTGACAATACGCCGTGGAGCATCGTCCAGCGCGACATGGTGGATGTGCTGGACGAGCAGGGCAAGCCCACAGGCGAAACCAAAGAGGTCGTCAACGAGTACGACAACAGCGAGTACAGCCTTGCTGGCGACATCACCGACCACCGCGACGGCACGGTCAGCATTAAGATGGGCAAGCCCACGGAATCCGAGCTTTCGGCGGCGACCGTAACGGCGCTGGTCGGTCAGAGCATCACGCCGCAGCGCGCGGCAAGGCTGCGACCGATGATCGAACAGGCCAGCGCGTCGCTCTCTGACGGCGAGGCGGCGAAGTCGCCCGAGCTGTTCCCGCGCTGGGCGGATCACATCGGCGAGACCGTCAAGCCCGGCGACCGCCGCAGTGATACGGACGAAAGCGGCGTGCTGCACGTCTACCGCGTCAACAAAGGTCAGGGCCACACCACGCAAGAGAACTGGCCGCCGCATTCCACCCCTGCCATGTGGACGATCATCAACGTCGACCACGCGGGTACTCAAGATGACCCGATTCCGGCCGCTCGCGGCATGGAGTACGAGTATGGTCTTTATTACAAAGACCCCGAAGACACTAAGCTATACCTGTGCGAGCGTACCGGCGAGGCCGCGGGCGGGAAGATCGTCTTGCAGTATCTGCCACACGAGTTGGTAGGGAACTATTTCACGGCGGTCTAAGACCGCAGAAAGGGAGCGGGATATGGATAATGCAAAGCACTACGATGACGCAGAGATCGCTCTGATCGAAAGCCGATGCAAGAGCAATACGCATCGGATCAATGAGTTACAGGAGCACCAAACGGCGCTTGACAGGCTGGCAACGTCGGTCGAAGTGCTGGCGACCAAGCAGGAGACCGTCGAGGGAGACGTCAAGGAGATCAAAGAGGACGTGAAAGCCATCACGGGTAAGGCGGGGAAACGCTGGGACGGGCTGGTCGACAAGGCTCTCGCGGCGCTGGCGGGCGCGTTTATTGCGTGGCTGCTGTCGGGTGTGGCCCTATGAAGAAGCTGAGAAAGCGGGACAAGTACGTCATCGCGGCAGTGCTCAACCTCTGCTGGTACTGCATTGCGGTGCTCGTATTGACCGCGCATGACAAGGTAGTGCCGGACAGCCTGACCGTCGCGTGGTTCGCCGCGTGGACGGCAGAACTCGGCCTGCTGGCTGGAATCAAAATCAAAGGAAAGGACGAATAACATGGAACTGATTCACAAGAGACTGGCGAACCTGATGAGCGTCAAGAGCATCGTGACGCTGGTGCTAACGGGAGTTTTCGCGTACATGGCCGTCACGGGCAACATTTCGCAGGACTTTATGACGATCTATGCGGTCATCATTGCGTTTTACTTCGGCACGCAGAGCCAGAAGACGCAGGACGTGATCGACAGCAAGGGTGACAGCGATGTATCACAGTAGGGACATTGCCGACCTGCGGGCGGACGTGCGGCAAAACTGCGTCATCTTCCTCAACCTTTGCAAGGAGGCGGGGCTTCCGGTTCTGGTGACGGAAACGGTCAGGGATGACGAGTACCAGCGCTATCTTGCCGCGAACGGCTACGCGGCAAAGACCGCGACAAGGCCGACGTTCCACGGCGTCAAGGCGGGGCTTGCGTTCGACATCTGCAAAAACGTCAAGGGGCATGAGTACGACGATCCGTCGTTCTTTGCCCGCTGCGGGCAGATCGGCAAGCAGGTCGGCTTTTCATGGGGGGGCGACTGGAAGAAATTCCCCGACAAGCCGCATTTTCAATGGGACGACCATATGCGATACACAGGGAGCATGATCTTGGCGGGGAAGTACCCGCCGGAAATGGAGGAGTACATGGATCAGGCAACATTTAACAAGATGATGGACAGCTATTTGGCACAGCTCGGCACCAAGCCCGTCTCCACGTGGGCGGCGAAGGACTGGGCGGCGGCAAAGGCGGCGGGTATCACGGATGGCAGCGCCCCGCAGAGACTAATCACGCGGCAAGAAGCCGTGACGATGATCCGGAGAGCGGCAAAATAACGGTGTCCGAATCGGGCACGGAAAGGGAAACGGGCGGGAGACCTGCAACGTCTCCCCTCGCGTGAGCGCTCTGCAAGCCCCGGTGCACAGCATGGACAAGCAGCACCGAGCGATCCGCGCGCAACTATCCTCTATGGCCCCCAAGCGGGCCGTGGCGTATATCTTATCGTTTGAGCTGCCAGCGGACGAGGCGGCGTGCCTTATCGAGTGCGACGTGCGAGGGCATTCCCTCGTGCAGGTCGCCGCTCAGCTCCACATGAGCGTGGACGGCCTCGCCAAGCTGCGCCGCCGGGCTTACCGCAAGCTTGCCGACGGGCAGAAAGAGAGCACCGACTAATCAGTCGGTGCTCTCTTTTTTGACTTCGCTTTGCTTTGATTCCGTCCCGCTCCGGCGCTTGGCGTCCGCGCGATGCTGGACCTCTTTTCGATGGGCTGCGGCGCACTCAGGGGAGCAGGTAACGGTGGGGGTGCCGGGGACTATCTCCCAGCCACAGACAACACAGACCTTTACGCCGCTGCGGGATTTTTCGCGGCGTTTTATGTAGTAATCGTGTTCGGCGTTCCAGCTTTTTGACTGCGCGCGGTCGATTTCGCGGACGGCATCCGGGGCGCATTTTGGACAATACTTTTGCAATCCGGATTGGATGACATACTCTCCACCGCAGATCACGCAGTTATCGATATCTCCCAGATGCCGGGAAAAACCGGTGGACCGGTACTTTTGCTTCCGGGCCTTCTGCCGCTCTGCCCGACAGGTTGGGCAGTAGCTGGCTCGGGGCCCTCCGATGAAGTTGGCCCCGCAGGTGTGGCAGGTTCGCGTGCGCAGGGTGGTCGACCGGGATGCGGCAAGGCAGTCATCGCACTTCGCCTGCTCTGCGCGATCGGTGGAAAAAATCTTGCCGCAGGTGATACATTTTTTAGTCCGCATACACAGTCTCCTTTGCCGCGTTATAACAAAAATTTTGCATCTACGCCCAGCGCGTCGGCGATGGCAAGCAGGTTTTTGGCGGTCAGATTGCCCGCCTCCGCCTCCCCCAGCTCCACGCGCTGGATCTGGCGGATATTGACGCCGGACTTCTTGGCAAGCTCGGACTGAGTCATGTCTGCCATGCGGCGCGACCACTCCAGCTTGGTGATCGGGCGGTTATGGCAGTCTCGCCCGTAATTGACCAGCGAGCAGGCGGTGCAGTCCCCGTCTTCGCGCTGGCAGTCGTTGTATTTTCGTCTCATATCGTAGTCACCTTCTTTAGAGGAGATCGTAGCCCACGAGAGGGAAATTACCGTATTCATCCGGCTCCTGCCCATACACAGGACGGAGGCGGCGGCCCCCGTCGATGTCCCATTCCTCACCGTTCCAGTAGCGGTCGCCGTACTGCTGGAGCCATTCGCCGAGAGCGGCGAGATTTTCGTCGGTGGGGTTCTTTATGGCCGCCTCGCGGAGTTCTTCATATCTGTATTCGTTCATGATGTTCCTCCTCCTGTAAGTTTTATAGATCGAGCATAGTCGCGCCGCCGTTGCGGGCGTCGACAATGTTGTTAATTTCCTCGTAGCAGGTTACGGGGTCCGGCTCGCCGCCCTCCCAGCCGTCGGCGATGGGGTCGCCGCCGGCCTTGAGCGCGTCCAGCGTCTCAACGACCAGAGCACGGTCCGCGTCGCAGAGGTAGTAGATGCAGGAGCCGTTTTCGTCCATGACAGCGAGGTGCAAACGACCGGCGTTATCCTCGTAGATACTGTAAGTGTACTTCATTTTTGTTTCCTCCCGGGGTGTTCCCCTCTCTTGTTTACATGCTTATTATACGCTAATATTAGCATATTGTCAAGAAAAAATCACAGAGTTTTGAAGAAATTTTTGAGGGCAAAACGCGGGCATTTTGCGGGCAATTTCCCGCGGCAAAATCGCGGTACGATAGGGGCAACAAAAGGAGGTGCGCGCGATGTACGACCGACTTTTAGCTTTGGGATTTACCGAGCAGATGGCGATGGACATTCTCGCGCTTTTTCCTGACCCTGACGAGCTGCGCACTTACGTCTATTTCGCGGAGCTTTTCCATGTATAGCTATTTCAACCCGAATCCAAACGGGCGCAACGTCAGCGACTGCACCGTGCGCGCGATCTGCAAGGCGACGGGGAAGGACTGGGGCGAAGTTTATTTGTCTCTGTGCATACAGGGATACTTGGACGGCGACTTGCCCAATGCAAACGCCTGTTGGGGCGCATATCTGCGGTCGCTCGGCTATCGGCGCTATATCATGCCGGACACTTGCCCGGACTGCTACACGGTCGGCAGATTTGCTGATGAGCACCCGCGCGGGACGTATATTCTCGCGCTTTCTGGTCATGTGGTCTGCGTGCAGGATGGTGTAATTTACGACAGCTGGAACAGCGAGAACGAAATCCCGCTTTATTATTGGGTCAAAGAAACGGAGGAATGAACATGGCATATCCCTATTTCAATCCCTATTATCCGCAGCCAATGCCGGACAACCTCATGCAGATGCGGCAGATGCAGCAGCCACAGATGCAGCCCATGCAGCAGCCTATGTCGCAGCCAGTGCAACAGAACCCCATTGCACAGGGCGGCGTGCAGTGGGTAAGCGGCGAGCAGGAGGCGAGAGGGTATCTCATCGCGCCGAACTCCGCTGTGGCGCTGTGGGATTCTACCGCGCCGACTGTGTATCTCAAGCAGGCGGATGCAAGCGGCAAGCCGACGCTAAAGATTTATGACCTTGTAGAACGCGCAGAAACGCCCCGTACAGCGCCGCAGGAAAAGGGCGTGGAATTTGTCACCCGCAAGGAGTTTGACGCGCTGGCGGCTCTTGTGGGCGAATTAAAGGGCAAGAAGAAGCGCAAGGAGGACGATGACGATGAATAACCCCTTTTTCGGTGCGCTCGGCGGCGGGCAGATGCCGGGGCCGGTAGGCCAGTTCCAGCGCATGATGCAGCAGTTCCAGCAGTTCAAGGCGAACTTCAAGGGCGACCCCAAAGCGGAGATTGAAAAGCTTTTGCAGAGCGGTAGGCTGAACCAGCAGCAGCTCAACCAGCTACAGCAGATGGCAAAGCAGTTTCAAAGCCTGATACAGTAATCATCAACATAAATCAACATCGTGGCCACGATTTGATAAATAAAAATTTTTCAAAGGAGTGATACTATGTCTCTTTCTGACGGCGGCGTTCAGGCCACTATGCCTGTTGCGCCAACCGGCATGATGAACAGCGGCTTTGGCGGCTTTGGCGGCGATGGCGCGTGGTGGATCATCATTCTTTTCCTCTTTGTGTTCTGCGGCTGGGGCGGCAACGGCTGGGGAAACAACGGCAATTCCGGCGGCGTGGTCGACGGCTATGTGCTGACCTCTGATTTTGCCAATGTCGAGCGCAAGATTGACAGCGTAAATCAGGGCCTTTGCGACGGATTTTACCAGCAGGCGCAGCTTGCCAACGGCACCAACATGGCGATGGCAAACGGCTTTGCACAGGCCGAGCTGTCCCGTAGCAACCAGCAGGCAGCTCTGATGCAGCAGCTCAACGCCATGCAGATGCAGGCCGCAAATTGCTGCTGCGAGAACCGTGCCGCGATCGCGCAAGTGCGCTACGACATGGCTGCGCAGGCGTGCGACACGCGCAACACCGTGCAGAACGCGACGCGCGACATCATCGACAACGCCAACAGCAACAGCCGCGCGATCCTCGACTTCCTGACGCAGAGCAAACTGGCTGACCTCCAGAGTGAGAACCAGGGCTTGAAGCTGGCGGCATCTCAGGCGGCGCAGAACAGCTATCTGGTCTCGCAGCTGCGTCCCTCTCCCATTCCGGCCTACACGGTGCAGAACCCCTATTGCTGCAACCAGTTTGCCGGTTGCGGCTGCTGACAACTGCATAGCATAGCTTTTTGTTGGCAATGTTTTGTTGACGCCAACAAAATGTTCGGCCCCGTGCCGATACTACGACAAACGCGGCGGGGCAATCGCTCCGCCGCTGCATTTTAAACGGGTCGATTTCGACCCCTTTAGGAAGGAATGATTTTGTGAAAACGGTTGACGAACTCAAGCAGGAATTTGTCGATCACATTGCAACTCTGGACAAGAGTAAAATGAGCATGTACGAGCTTAGCAATTATGCCGATCTTTTGCGTAAAGCGGACGAATTATTTGCACCCAGCTACGCGGAAATGATTGCAAATGGTGCGTTTGCCCCTTTTGGGGCAAATCAGAGGAAGGAGTGATACCAGTATGGCTGAGTTTAGTAATCCTATCATTGCTTTGGTCTCTGCCGGACAGAACGTCCCACTGACCGAAACGGCGGTCAATAGCAAGCCGTGTATCGTTCACCGTGCCGGTGCCGGTTTGGTAACTTTGCGCGGGCTGACTAACCAGTGCCGCGCTCTCTACAAAATTTCTTATGGTGGGAACATCGCCATCCCTACCGGGGGCACGGTCGAGGCCATCACGGCGGCGCTTGCCGTCAACGGCGAGGCACTCAACAGCGCTACGGCGACCGTTACCCCTGCTGCGGTGGAGAACTATTTCAACGTGTATGTCAGCGCGCAAGTGAGCGTCCCGAAGGGCTGCTGCGTAACTGTCGCGATGAAAAACACAAGCGCTCAGGCCGTGAATTTTGCTAACAGCAATCTCACGGTTGAGAGAATCGCATGAAAGGAGCATGGACATGAGCAAGAAAGCAATGTATGATCTGCGCAATATGCTGTGCGACGAACTCGACGAGCTGGCGCGTAAGGGCGAGCTTGGCGCGGGCGATCTCGAAATTGCGCACAAACTGACGGACACCATCAAAAACATCGATAAGATTGAGATGTTGGAGGACGACGGCTATTCCCGCGATGAAAACTATTCTCGCCGCTATTCCCGCGACGGAGACTGGCAGTCGGGTATGCGCGGCGCTTATGACCGTGATATGTCCAATGCGAGACGCGGCACGCATTATGTGCGCGGCCACTACTCCCGCGACGGTGGCACGGAAAATATGAAACGCCAGTTGCAGGAAATGTTGGACAACTCCGACGATGAAAGCATCCGCAGAGCCATCCAGCGCTGCATGGACACGATCGAGAGCTAAAGGGGGGTGCTCCCCTATGGTCGACGAGAATGAGGTCAAGCGCTGGATAGCTCGCCTTGAAACAGAGGAATCGAGTTGGACAAACTATGAGCGCCTTGCCGTGCTGTATGCCATCCGTGACCAGCAAAGCAGCAGCAGGGAGAGGGCTTTGCCAATGGCATACTCCGCAGCACCCGCGCCGGTTAGCGTCGAAACATACGGCGACAGCGACTTCCTGCGCGCAGTGGCAGATATTCCGCCGGACAAGGCGTGGGAGATCATGGACGAGCTGATGGACAGTTTGAAAATTGTGAACGAGCGCGTCTATAATAGCGTCATGCGTAAGCTCGAAAAATGAGAACACCCCCGTCGTAAGGCGGGGGATTCTTTTGGGCATAATTTACCTTTGGGAAAACGAAGGTCAAATATGCCTAACGGGGCGTTACAAAAAACGCGCCGTCGGCATCTGCATCAATTCTCCGGATGAAGCGCGTCCAGAATTCCTTTTTTTCTTCCCGCGAGTATGTATC